TCTTTATCAAACTTATTTTTCCATTCATTATTTAAATGCTCAGCAAACTTTATAAAATTGGGATTAACAGTAGGTTCGCCTCCTGTAAAACTAATATAAAAATCTTTGTTATGTCGATGTTGCGATATTAATGAAATATACTCAAATAAGAAATTACATGTGTTTTTTAACTCTATCAAACTAGCGTGACTACTGAAATTATCATGTCTATGCACTGGGCAATAACTACAATCAAAATTACAACGCCTACCTAAATCCCAAGTAATCACAAATGAGTTTGAGCCATCATTTTTTATGGTGTGAAAATCAATCATTTTTTACTCTCTTAACAAATTGATCTTTAGGTTTAGAGTTACCTGTTTTGCCACATACCCTAGCACAGGTATATAATTTTTCAACGTTCCAGTGATGATCCCAAACTGTTTGCCATTCTGTGCTACTAATGATATCTTTGATTGGTTTATTCATAGCGTGTATATTTTCTATACTCCCCAATGTTTCCACTAAATTATGATATTGGGATAATACCTTATAATGAAAATTGTAAATCATTTTTCTAAATGGATCAGTAGGTTCTTCTTTCTGTTGATAGTGGTAAGGGGCACTTGCTAAAAAACAGCAAGGAAAAACATTTTTGTGTGCATCAATATAAATTTCTTTTAAATTTTGCACATAACAACTTATTTTAGAACTGTTAATAATTTCACTTGATCTTTTTATTTGTTCAGGTGATATAAACACAACTTGATTATCAGTTGGTGGTTCAAGATAATATAAAATGTTTCCGCTTTCATCTACTACACTATATCTATTTTCCCCAATAAATCTAGTAGTGTTCTTTATAGTAAAACTCACAAAACCCATGTCTTTACTACGTTGTTCTGCTGACCCTGCTTGATGTTCGTTGTGTTTAAATTTAATAAAAACCCATTCAGCTTTACCTCCCGCATCTATAAATGCTTGTGCATTGCGAATTGTAATATCAAAATTAACTCCAATTCTATAAATGTGATTTGTATCTTCTAAACCGTCTATTCCAAAATAAATTAAGTGATTTTCATTAAGACTATTAAACAAATCGACCCACCATTTTGTTGAACGTGCGCCACCATTGGTATGTATTCTAACTTGCATATTGGGTTTTTTGTCTTTAATGTATTGACACATTGATATCAAATCATCATTCATAATTGGATCACCATAATTACCACAAAAATAAATCATATCTAGTTGATTCAATAGTTCATCCGTAAATATATGTTTAAATTCTTCGATAGTCCAATCTGCTATTTTAAGATTTGTATTCTCAACACCACCGTGATATTTCCTTGGGCACATAGGGCAGCTTGCTTGACACCTTGTACTAATTTCTAAGTGTATTGTTTTTAATTCGGAAAATTTAAACATTACTTGTAACCTATAATCATATATCTATCATATAAAGGCAAGTCTAGTTTATCACAGTATAAAACCTTTGATAATTGTGATTGCTCTACAAAGTCGTCCAACCCTTCACTTATTCTAATATGCTCATGAATTTTATAATTGTTGCTTTGTAGCACAAGTAAACTATTTTGTGGCAAACAAGTCAACCATTGTTCATATTGATCCTGAGTTATGTGTTCGCAACTAGTATTAATAGCAACATCCGCATCACTACGCAAGTTACACATATCTGCGGTCACTGCATGAAAGTTGCCCTTCATTAACTCAATCTTATTCATTGTATTTGCTATTTCTTCGCATTTTGGATCTATGTCAATGCTACGAATTGATTTAACTGGATAAGGAGCGTGAAATAACATACTAGCTAATACTCCGTTCCAACCACCAAATATGTCAATGCTCACTGGTTTACCTACAAAAACTCCCAGTTCTCTAATCAACCATTCTTTACTACGTAGTTGACCTTTCCAAAAGCTTTCTAATGTACGTAATGGATCGGAACTATTTCTAATAGCGTCCATCCAAAACATTATGTGTTCTAAATCAATTTTCATAACAAATGCGCCAACTCTGGAAATATTTGTTTTGCATCTGTGCCTCTAATCCCGTCTAAATTGGAAACATATTCTTTAAAGTCTGGTAATAAATTGCTATGATCTTCAGCTTCAACAAATTTTAAGATCCCTTCCCATCGTTGCCAACCATATGGACTAGAATTCCAAAATACTTCGTCTTGCGTATAATTAGTGTACAACCAATTTTTAAATTCCATAAATTGATTTCTTAATTCAATTTTATCTTCTTTAGGTAAAAGTCTTGCACTTAGGAAGGTTGGAATATACAACATATGCATGTTTAAAATTCCTCCACCAACCAAATAATTTTCTACTTGATACTTGTTTATCTTTTTAAAATCCTGTTGTATTTTCCATTTAGCAAAATCTATGATATGCTTAATATTAAAAATTTGTACAGCACATGCGATTCCTATATGTATATTGTCAGGTGTGTTGTCTAATTTATGTAAATTTTTAACAATAATATCCCACTCTGCAGGATATCTTATATAGTGATTTCTTTCATTAACTGCATCAATACTGAATGCAAATTTAACCTTTTTAAATTTACTCCACAGGTCAATGATATAATCATCTACAAATATACCGTTACTGTTATATCTTAATGTTATTTGTTTTTCATACCCTCGTTTAATGATTTCTTCTAGGAATTTATGATGTTCCTTAATCATCAAAGGTTCACCACCTGCAAAATACATTTGTTGTATGTTAGGAATCTGTTCAAACACTTCTTCCCAAAACTCTGATTTCTCATACCAAGTATTGTCAAATGTAGATTGATCCCATGCTATCTGTTGCAACACGGTTTCGCTTTTTGTAATAGGAATAATTTTCTTATGATCTTGTACCCACTTTGAACTGTCGTGCGGGGTACACATTACACATTTTAAGTTACATGTATGTCCTAATCTAATGTCAAAGTATCGTATAGCAGTAGGAACTTCACCATCTTCTTTTGTGTCAGCAATAAGTTGTTTAAAATCTATTCCATCTTTATCCCATTCATACATTTCCCAAATTCTCTTACTTAGAATGCCATTTTGTTCTTCTTCAAAACACTTAGTGCAACTAGAAGGTATTTTGCCTTCTAGCATTGTTTTCCTTACATCACGCATGTAAACATTATTAAAGGCTTGTTGTAATGTGTCTTTTCCGAAGTTAGCAACTTCTCCATTTTCTTTTCTAACTAGACCAGCATCTAGTATTCCTTTCGTTGCTTGACTAGCATTACTACCGCAACACAGTCTTGCATCACCATTGGGTCTGGTTGCTAAATGAATCCATGGTAAAACGCAGAAGGTAGGTGACCCTGTCTTTTCTTCAATAAGTTTAATGTATGTTGGTATTTTATTCATTGTTAAAACTATCAATGTGACATTTTTCTTTTGGTATTTTACTGTCAGCACTACTCACGCATCGGTTTGTGATGCACATTGTAGGTTTGGTAAATAAACTAAACCCTTGCTGCAAAGTGCCTAAATGTCTTTCGCTGCAACTATAACCACGCTTCACCTCCGAACCTCTTATTATAACACTTTGATAGCCGCTATTGCAATGCCAATTGGTAAACTGATTAAAACCAAAAGCATTAAATCTTTCGGCTTGATCAAACTTATATTCTACATTATCAGAATCATATAATCGTATTTGGTATAATTCTTGTTCATTAACTTTTTGCGGGAATCCGTTCTGCATTATCTCAATCATGTCAGGTGTATATCCATCTACAATTGCATTTGCACTTTCATTGCTTTGTGGCTTTAATGTAACATTGATCCCTTTATCATGAAAACGCTGACATCTTTCATACAACTCATAGAACTGACTAGGAACCATAACTTGATTAATAGTCACATAAACATTCTCACCCATTAAGAATAAACATTTTTCTGCAAACTCATTCTCATTTGCAAATTCACTATGATAACTTGCAGTTATTGATCTACGTTGAAGAAGATCGGTGTTACTACACCACTTAGCCCACCATTTCTTACTAGGACTTAAATTAGTAGTCATGTGAATACTTTGATATGGTGTTATACCATCTTCTAAATGTTTAATTAATTCATGTAAATGTTTGTAAGCGGTTGGCTCTCCGCCACTAAACGACCAGTGAAAATCAATAAATTTATTTTGCCTTGCTTGCAATTTAATTTGATCTATTGCGTGTTTGTAAACATCCAGTGATTGATGATCGGGGGTATCAGTATTTGCGTATGGCCAACAATAACTACATTTATAATTACAGAATCTGCCTAGTATCCAACTCACGGAAAAGAGAGGATGTTCCAGCATTGTGTGCTGACCAAACCTTACTATTTTCTCAAATGGTATTTGCATAAAATTGTTCTATATCTTCCTTACTTGTGACTGCTAAAAATTCTTCTGCACTGCGTTTTGGTGGAATATAGTTCTTTTTGATTTCCATACTTTCGTCACTACTTAAAACATCATGCACATATTTGCTATTAAATGTTTTCCCCAACTTGTCGCATTCTAATTGTAGATTGGCTGTTGCTATTCTGCTATAGACTTCAAATA